TGCCAGTAAAGGTTTCGGTCGCCTCAACGCATACGAAATCATCGACATGAGACTTCAGGTACTCGATCCTGAAGTCAAGCATATGGGATTCGTTGTAGAAGATAAAGCAATCTATCAGCCTAGTCCTAGCCATGAGCTAAAGGAGTTAGCCCAAGAAATCTTGGCAGGGCGGCAGCCTGACGCTACAATTGGGTCAAGATTGTCGTGGACTAACGAACTAACTGGGACTGGAGCCCTCTCTCCACTTGCGACCCGGACAAGGCATCGTGCTGCCAGGAAAGGGAAGCTCGTAAAAACCTGTTGGGGCCCCTGCCGGGGTAAGTCTTTGTAACCTTTTTAGGTGAACACCGCTACGAGAGGTGTTGATCCCACACTCAGCCAGGTAACCTCCGGCCAGACACTAGGCTGAATCCATGCGAGCAGACAAGCGTATGGACTGACCGGATTTAGGAAGCTGACCAGCAAAGCACACGGAAGAGAGCAACTTAGTGGTGACTGTCGGAAGGAAGGAGGCAAGCATGTCGCAAATAAGCTTCAAGGCCCAAAGCAGTATGCTTGTTCGTCCCTTTCTTCCTTTAGGTAGTAGTATCCTACCTAGATAAGGGCAGGGGCACCTTTAAGTCAGCCCCTCGTTCCAATCTGAAATTTTAAGACAGAATTTCATAAAAACTTTACTTGTTGTTTTGTCCCTTTCGGGATGCTAGTCTGTGCCGTGAGAGCCAAGACCAAACTGCGTGAAACGGCATGTCCATCGAAACACTCGTCGATTTCCTTGAGCGTCGCTCCGGCAAGATCGTCTACGTGCGGTCGCTGCCCGAGATATTCGACTTCACGGACAGGGACTCGTCCAACACCCTCGAGATAGTCGCACAGGACGGCTCCACTCTGTCCGTCTCGATGGACTCACGTTCTCTGCCGTTGGTGGTGAGCATTCTCAAGCTCACGGTCTTCTCAGGCGACCGCAAGCTTCTTGCTTGGAACTTCAAGCAGTTCTGCACCTTCGTTGCTGCGAAGACCGGCCACGTGCCGCAGGTCGACTGCTCCGTGATAGACCTTAAGGTCCTAGAGTCGTACACGGGAAACCGTGGCGGATCGGCCCCCAAGACCTTCTCCGAGGCCATGGGCAGGCTGAGGAGGCTTGTGGAGTCCGGCGACTACCGGCTCGCAGAGGCCGTCTACCGTAACGTCCATCTCCCGCTCATGAAGATTGTGCTGCCGTCGATGGAGGCGATCGGCATTGTGGACTCCTCACGATCGCTGAAGGTACATTCCTACTACGAGATTGACGGGCAGGAGAACGGCAGGCTAAAGTGCCACGACGCCTACAGGAACGGCTTCGTGCCCCACACGATGGGCGAGGCCGTGCGGGAAAACCTCAAGCCGCTTGCCTACGACGACATTTTCATGTCCTTCGATTTCAGGGGCATGGAGGTGTATGTCCTCGCAAGCCTCAGCCGGGACCCGAGGCTGGTCCAGCTCTGCCTAGGACAGGACATCTACTGCGGGATCTACGAGGCCATAACCGGCCGGCCTTGCGAGGACTCGGCTGGCAGGGAATTCGCAAAAAAAGTTTTCCTGCCGGTTATATACGGTCAGGGGGCCACCGCCGTGGCTGCCCGTATGTCCATACCGAAGCACCATGCCGATGAGGTCGTCGGCAGGATCAGGTCGGAGTTCGCAGTCGCAAACGAGTACGTCATCGACAGGGAGAGGCAGCTTGCCTCATCCGGCTTCGTGCGTGACGACTTCGGCAAGGTGCGGCGTGGATTCCCGCCGGGGAAGGACTACCTCGCAAGGAACTTTGCGGTGCAGGCGCCAGCCTCGACTATATGCTCAGAGAAACTGATAAACCTTTATTTCGCTTTGAAAGACAAGGCTCGAATTGCGTATACTGTTCACGATGGATATGTCGTCTATGTGGACAAGGCTGATTGGCGTGAGGTCCACTCGGTGGCCCTCAAGATACTTACGGCTGAGTCGTCTCTGAAACCGGGGCTGCGGCTTAAGGTCTCTTGCAGGGGAGGGCGCAACCTGAACAGCCTGAAGGCTATCAGGTCGAGGGGGTAGAGATACAGGAGGCGATGCCGCTGCTCCTGTCGCAAAATGTGGACGAATTCATCTCGAGATACGACAAAAGGAGCCAAAGTGAAGCAGATAATCTGTGACTTCCCGATAACCAGCAACGAGTTCACCGACCTGGAGGAGAAGTTCTCCAAGCTCTGCTGGCACGCAGCCCACGAGCTCAAGCGCAAGAACAGCAACAACAACTTCATAGAGGACGCAGAGGACATCAAGCAGGAGCTCCAGATGTCCATGCTGCGGGCCGGAAGCTACTACAAGAGGCAGGTCTACATCGAGAAGTGCTTCGAGGTCGTGAAGAAGCACGCCCGTGACAAGTTCGTGATCAAGGTGATCGAGCAGCTTGAGCACCTCTGGGCGAACAAGACCCGCCACGGGGCCAACAGGCAGAAGTACGGCAAGTTTCAGGAGAGGATGCTCGACAGGCTGGTCCGCAAGCTCGTGCCCAAGTCGGAGCGTCCAGACCGGCACGCACCCCTCAAGATCGACTCCAAGTTCGCCGTCTACTGCAAGGCGATCCTCTGGAACGGCCAGAAGAGCATGGGGAAGAAGATCACCCGTGAGAAGGCCCTGAGGAGCGGGATGGTGTCGCTCAGCGAGTTCGACTACCTGCAGTCAAGCGACTGACGACGGAATTCACGGTTTTGCGCTTACATATCTCGAGCGGTATAGTTGGCCGCCGCACGCAGAAAATATATATATTAAGCATGAATCTAGTCATAGGGATGCGTGTGGTCCTGCGGTCTGCCGCTCGTTTTTTTGGTCCTTTGACTCATACATAAACTCATGCAGTTCTCAGAGTGGCTCAGTCGTCGTGACGAAAACCTTTATGGCGTTTATTGTGGCCCCGGCCCGAAGCTGAACGCCCCCGACTGCGACCGCCTCGCCGCCGGTCAGGAAATGCCGTCGCCGAAGGACAGCCTCGACTCCGCATGCAGGGATCATGACATAGCATACTGCAAGGCAGGAGCAGACTGGAGGTCGGCGATACCCTTCAGCGCACGAAGGACGCCCGAGACGAGGGATGCCGACAGCAAGCTGATCTCGACTATCAAGTCGCTGAGGAAGTCCGGAAAGCTGCCCCCGGGTGCAGAGAGGTTCTCCCGCCTCATGGCCCGATGGTTCCGCCTGGTCCAGCTTTGACACGGCGACCAAGCCGTATTATGTTAGATGGTGTCATAAAGGCGCACAGAGCACGTAGCGGCAACGAAGAGGCATATCTAGATGCGAGACCTTACCCCGGAGGAGCAGGCCCAGATCGAGGCCATGACCGACCCGGAGGTGGTCAAGCCGAAGTTCTCTTGGGACGACACGTTCCAGAGGAACCTGCTTGGCATGCTGCTCTGCGACGACACGATGCTTATTCAGGCGGCGGACAAGATAAAGCCGGAGTACTTCGGCTCCGAGGCGCACGTCCTCATATGCAAGCACCTCATGAAGTACTTCCTCGAGCGCAAGTCGAGGCCCACGAGGTGGGTGCTGACGCAGGAGATACAGAACGCAACCAAGGACCGTGACAGCACCGTGCGGCTCCACTTCCTCGCCGAGCTGGAGGCGATATACGACTACTTCGTGCCAGGGGTGTCGACCCGTGAGTACCTGATCGACAAGATCACTTACTTCGCAAAGGTGCAAGCGATCAAGATCGCATTCCACAAGAGCCACGAGAAGATGATGGCCGCTCCGGAGTCCGAGGAGACATGGAGCTTCGTCTACGAGCAGATGCGCTCTGCGATGTTGATCGACCGCAGCTACGAGCCCGGTCTCGAGTACTTCATGAACATCGAGGAGATGTTCAAGAGGATGGAGAAGGTCTTCGAGGGCACGGACAGGTTCACCACGGGCTTCCCGTCCATTGACAACAACCTAACGGGCGGCGGCCTATACGCAGGCCAGATCGGGAGCTGGATAGGCCTGCCCGGCACGGGCAAGTCGCTGGCGCTCGTCAAGGCGGCCGTCGAGAACGTGCTGCTCGGGCACAAGGTTCTCTACCTGACGATGGAGATGGACGAGCTGGGCATAACCCAGCGGTTCACCTCGATCTTCACGAAGAAGGACATCAACAACCTGCGTGGCGTCAGGGAGGACATCATTCGGACGGTCGAGGAGTTCAAGAAGGACAAGGAGGATCCGAACCTGCTGCACGTGAAGCAGTTCCCGGGCGGCCAGCTCGACGTGAACGGCATCAGGGCGTACTGCAACCAGCTAGAGCTTCGTGGCTGGAAGCCTGACCTCATCATCGTGGACTATGTCGGCGAGATGAAGGACGACCCGAACGTCAAGAAGTACGAGAGCGCATACAGGATACTCAGGGACTTGCGTGGCTTCGGCGTCGAGAAGCAGCACTGCACCCTCACTTGCGTCCAGCCGAACTCCAGCGCAGCGAAGCTGGAGATCGGCCAGTTCATTGACGAGAGCAACATCGGGACTTCATTCGACCAGTTCAAGCCGCTCGACTGCTTCTGGAGCATCAACCAGCAGGTGCTCGAGAAGGAGGCGGAGGTCGGGCGTGTCTTCGTCATCAAGCACAGGAACGGCCGCAGCAGGTTCGCCCTTAAGATAGGCTTCGACTACAAGCTCGGAACCCTCGACATGTTCGAGATCAGCCAGGATACATACAGGCAGAGGATGAACCTGGTCCAGGAGAAGAAGGCGGAGGAGGTCTCCGTCGACAATGTCGCATCTCCACAGCAGCAGAAGAAGCAGCGGAGCAAGCGAGGCTTTTCGGAACAGCCTGAAGACAACACCTACGAGGCATAGACATGAGATACAGAGTTTTCGAGACGATGCTGAACGAGTACACCGGGCACGACCACAAGTCGCTCCTGATGGAGGTCGAGGCCGAGAGCGAGCAGGAAGCCATGAAACAGGCTCGCATGGTCTACCCGTCCAACCCATCGATCAGCGTCTCCGCAGTCAACGACAACACGACTGGAGTCTGAAATGGCAAGGGAAGCACCTCCGCTCGAGAAAACTAGGGTCACGGTCAACGGGGTTGAGATACTCCTTGACCCAGACCGGATGAAGTACACGGAGAACAACATCGCAGAGTACTTCAGCACGGAGTACGGCTGGGTCGATTACCTTGGCAAGCAGTTGGAGCACGCTCAGAAGGAGGTGCTCCACGCAGACGCAGAGGCGGAGGCGCTCTACAGCAGAAAGTTCATAGAGTCCAAGGACCAGGGCAACTCGGACAACTACGCCAAGGCCTACGCCACCGCAAACGTGGATGTCCTCGCAGCAAGGAAGCACCTTGCCGACAGGAAGGAGGTCGTCGGGCTCATCAAGGCGCACCTGAGGGCGTGGGACAAGAACCATGAGAACGTGCAGAACCGTGGGCACACGCTGCGCCACGAGATGAGGGTCCTCAACAGGGACATATACGACACGACGGCGGTTGCCGAGGACTTCATACCGGGAAGGTGAAAGAGTCCTGACGCATGTGGAATCAGGGGCGCACGGCGCCCTTGATTTTTTTTGTGCACATGGTTTATCCTCTCAGCTCGTGGCTGCCGCCGGCCGCAAATGCCCAAGAGATACCGTTGTGCCAAATAAACTGAGCGTTCGCTGGTGCCTGAGGAGAGATGTGGACGCATGCGTAGAGAACGAGCGCCTATCCGTGCCAGACCCGTGGGAGCACGAGGACTTCGAGATATGCCTCAGGTCAAAGAACAGCAACGGCATGGTGATCGATGACGGCCGGAATGTCCTTGGCCATGTCATGTTCATATCGGCAAGGGGCAGGATAACCCTTGTGAGCGTCGTTGTTCACCCCGACCACAGGAGGAAGGGGCTTGGCTCGAGGCTGCTGGCTCCGCTGGTCAGGCGAATAGGGTCCCCTTCGTCGCTGTGCCGCTCCATAGATGTCACGGTGAGCGACAGGATGCTTGGACCGCACCTTTTCTTCAGGCACAACGGTTTCCTGGCGACAGAGGTCAAGCACCACCACTTCGGACCAGACCACGACGGCTACCGCTTTTCTCGAAGCGTGGATTCTCTCTCCAGCTTCGAGAGGGCCTTGGGGGCCAAGCAATGAACTGGGACGAGTGGTTCCTCGGTCTGGCAAGGTACATCTCGACCGCAAGCAAGGACCCATCGACAAAGGTCGGGGCCGTCGTCGTGGATCAGGACAGGAGGATAGTCTCCGCCGGCTACAATGGCCTGCCGAGGGGCGTCGAGGACACGGAGGACAGGCTCGCCAACCGTGAGGTCAAGTACAAGCTGATTCTTCACGCAGAGCGCAACGCCCTGCTCTTCGCCAAGCAGTCGCTCAAGGGCTGCTGCATATACGTCTGGCCGATGATGCCGTGCGGCGCATGCGCATCCATGATCATACAGACTGGCATAACGAGGGTGGTGTCGCCGGTCAACGACAACCCGAGGTGGGTCGAGGACTTCTCCCTCTCACGCCAGCTCTTCACTGAGGCCGGCGTCGAGCTTGTCGTCATCCCCTCTCATGGGCCATCTGCGTCTGGCTGACTCGAATCCGGCGACTATCTCTTCGGGGCGCAGCTCCGTGCAGCACGGCTTCCTCGGCTCATCCGACTTGGGGCAACTGGTCACCACGAAGCATGGCCCGCAGTCCCACCCGTCGTCCCTGTGCTTCTGCACGAGGATGAAGTCATAGTACTTGCCGTACACCTTGCCGTCGGTGAATGTGAACACCCCTACCATCGGCTTTCCGAGGCCCCCGGCCATGTGGAAAGTGCCCGTATCGACGGTCACCACGTAGTCCGAAAGGGCTGTCAGGTAGAGCCATGTCTCGCTCGGAACATTCACGTACTGATCGACGCCAAGCATCGACAGGATCTCGATGTGGCTGTTGTGCACGGAAATTACCTTGTGCCCGGTTGAGTGGAGATGCCTTACCAGTCCTGCGATCTGAAGGTTGGTTAGGCTCTTGGCCGTCCCGAATAGGTCGTTCTGGGAGTGCGGAGCTATCAAGACTGTCGGCTTACCTTCTGGGTTCCTTAACTTCAGACTTTCCTTGAGCATTTTGGTGGCTTCTGTGTCGTCGGCCCTCAGGTGCATCCTGTGATTCGTCAGCGTGCACCCGCAGAAGGCGGCCCAGATGTCGCTCCTGTGAGTTCTGTTTCTGCCACCAAGCCTTGACTCGTGGACTCTGCATGCCGTGGTGATGTCGTAGATTATGCCGTAGTCACGGTCGATCACCTCCGCTAGGCGCACCGTGCTGACATATGGGTTGCGCTCTGCGAAAAACAGGTAAGTGTCAGGGCAGGTGAAGAACAGTCGCAGGCCGTCGAATGTCTGCGACATGTCTTCCATCATCATGCGCTGCATGAGTATGTCGCCGACCCCGCCGGCACGGCGTCGCAGCAGGACACGGTTTCGTCTCTCGCTGTGCTCACGCAGCGTGACAGGTTCGGTCTGCTTCTTTTTGACCAGGCGGAACATAGATAGGTTGCCCTTGGTAAACCCTCATCTTGGACCCTAGCCTTCATTGTTCAGGCTGCCTGCGTGGATGCCGGATCATTGGCTGGTTCTCGGGAAAACCTTATGCAGAGCCGGAATGCCTGTGGCAGCGGCTGTGGTTGACCCAAAAGGAGCAAAAGAACTCCGCCGGGGCAGGGGGCCAGGGGAAACCTTGGCCCCCTTTCAATCATATGCCCAGCAACGCCTTGGCTTTTGTGATCGCCGAGCCCATCGTCTGGTCGATGTCGAGGTACTTGTACTCGCCGAGTCGGCCCCCGAAGATCACGTCCGGCTCGCCATCCTTGATCTCCATGTACTTGTTGTAAATCTCGCTGTTTCGCTCGTCACGGATTGGGTAGTAGGGCTCTGGGTGGCTCTCGAACGAGACCGGGATGTCATAGGTCACTACGCTCTCTGAGCCGTCCGGGCCCTTGCTGTCGTAGTGCTTCGCCAGACGCCGGTCGTAGAAGTGCTTGCACTCGATCGTCCTGATGTGCGGGACGTCGAGGTCGACGTGGTTGACCACGGCGTTGCCCTGCTGGTCACCCTTGAACACCTTGTGCTCGAAGCGGAGCGTGTTGTACTCCAGCCTGCCGTGCTGGTATCCGTAGAACTTGTCAACCGGACCCGTGTAGACCAAAGTCTTGGCGTACCTGCGCCAGTCGCTGTGCATGACGAAGAAGTCCGTGCCAAGCTCCACGTCTATGCCGTCAAGCATGTTTTCAACTAGGCGGCCGTACCCCTCCCTCGGCATCGCCTGGTACTTCGTCGTAAAGTAGTTCTCCTCATAGGTCAGCCTTATAGGCAGCCTCTGTATGATTGAGGCCGGAAGCTCTGAGGGCTCCTTCATCCATTGCTTCTTGGTGTAGCCATAGAAGAAGAGCTCGTACAGCTCACGTCCGACCTTGTCGAGGATCCACTCCTCAAAGTTTCTCGGGCTATCGCAGGGTATGCGAACGCTCTGCAGCTTTTCCCAAGCCTCCTGCGGGGTGACGACTCCCCATAGCTGGTGGAATGTCATCATGTTGATAGGGAAGGAGTAAATCTTGCCCTTGGAGAGGACTTTTGGCTTGTTTACGAAGCTGTCCATCACGGCGAATCGGTTGATGAAGTCCCACACCTCCTCTGACTGCGTGTGGAATATGTGCGCTCCGTAGTCGCCCACGATGACGCCGTTGTCCCACTTCCTGTCGTATGCGGCTCCGGCGACATGGTTCAGCTTGTCGACGACCAGACACCTCTTGCCGTTGTCGGTCATCTTCCTTGCGAAGGTAGATCCGAAGAATCCGGCGCCGACTATCAGATAATCATACTTGGCCATTTTGTCTTTCCCTGATCGTTTTGCTTATGTATGCCGCAAGAGCGGCGTCGCAGTAGTCCTTCTGGGACGACCACCCATGCTTATAGAAGTCTTTGTTGCCCAAAAAGCCGGTGACCCAGAAGTCTATGTCGCTCTCCATCCTGTAGCCCCAGGCGATAGCCGTCTTGACCTTGGCGGCCGGGCCCCATATTGCCGCCCACGAGTCGCAGGCGACGACTATGTCGGCCCTGTAGATGCAGAAGGCTACGGACTGCAGCATGCTCCACGAACCAACCTTGATGCTGCACTCCCTGAGCGACGAAGGCGACATGGTGAGTTGGATTGGGTCTTCTTGGCCACCGACGATGACCACATCGTAGCCCTTCTCACGCAGTGCCCTGACGCAGCGATCCCACACGGGGATGTAGTCGTCGATCCGTTCCTGTGGCTTGAAGCGCAGGCTTATGGGCTGCAGCAGCGCAACCTTGGCGGAAGGGTCGTAGTCTGGCGTGTAATCCCGAAGGTCGGTGTAGAGCCTCACGTCGTTTTCCGCAGGAAAAACCATAGGCTGCTCGATCGGGCAGCCGTACTTCTTGCTTGTCCTGAAGCTCTCGGCGTCCGAGTAGTCGATCTCGTAGACGACATCCCTGATGAAGTGCGACCTTCGGAGTATTTCCTTGACGTCAGGGCTGCTCGGTATGGCCCTTGGCGGGTTCCCAAACCGGAAGACAGGGCTCGTGTGCACGACGACACCGTCGTGGCCGCCGTGCCTCATGGCAGCGTGCGCCCGGCAGAGGTTCAGGCAGGTGTCCCCGACCGCACCCGTCTCGAAATAGATATGTAGGTTGCTCATTACTCCATTGTTGGTGCGGTGGCATACTGGAGTCCGGCCTAAATGATTTCCTTCAAGATAGAAGATTTTGAGTCCGATCTCCGCCGTGACATGCTATCAGGAACTATCAGCGGTAAGATACTACTTGACCGATTTTGCGTGATCGAGGAGAACTCGAGGAGATCGCCCGCCTACATGGACGACAGGTACTCCGGCTTCTACTACCACCTCGGCAAGCGCATCGACCCTGAAAGCCTTCTCGAAATGAACTTTGACCTCGGTCTGCTATCGGGGTCCTTGATGGTTTCTTGCAAAACGGTCATAGAGTTCCTTGGCTTCAGGGAGCGTGGCGAGCAGTACTTCTCCCCTCGCATAGGCCGCTACAACGTCCGAAAGGTTATGAAAGGCCACCGTGACTTTTATGTTGGCAGCCTGTACGACGACGAGTTTGACATGCGCATCCGTGGCGTCGCCTGGGACTTCGTCCTCGTCTCCGACCTGTCGTCCAGCGAGAGGCAGCTAGAATATCTTGACTTCGTTTGGCCTCATATAGCAGACAACGGTATAATTGCGTGCGAAAATCTTGGGAAAAACAACTACTCTGAGGATGGATTCCTGAGTTTCTGCCAGAGCAAGAACAGGAAGGCGCACATATTTCCCACGAGGTATGGCACGGGTCTTGTGCAGAAATGAAAACGGGCGAACTGGGAGGTCATCGTGGGGTTTGAGTGCAGGTTCAGTTACCACGACAAGGTCGATGGCGAGTACAACAGGGAGGAGGTAAAGACTTTCTCCCGCAAGATCGGCGACCCCCTTGAGGACGTAAGCCTCGAAAAGCTGGCCGCTGCCATCATGGGTCAGTACGCAAGGCGTGACATATTCATCGTCGATGTCGAAGTCTTCGAGATTTCCAAGAAGCAGCTCAGCTTTAAGGAGACGAAGGGCGGCGTCGTCATCAAGAACAAAAAGTTCCTATTTGACCACAGCGGCGACGCAACGGTGGTCACGGTTCAGGAGATGCAGGAGCAGCCCCTGCAGTTGTCCGGTCCGTCCCAGTCGATGCCGCAGTCGCTTTCTGCGGCGTCGACGCCAAGCCACCCACACGCAAACCTTGCCCAGAGGCATCGCAGGCCGGTTGACTACGTTGTGTTCGCACCGGAGCCGCAGCAGTTGTTCGAGGCCAAGAGGAAAGGCCTTAAATTCACCGAAAACCGCAAGTACCCCGTGTTCCAGAAGACCATGAGCCCGACTGGCATAGGCGAGATATATGTGCTCGAGGACGACGCCGGCAGGGAGCAAACTGTCTCGGACGTTTACTTCGTGCCCGGAAACGTGAACCTTGTCGCAGACAGGGAGCTTGGCTTCAGCGAGTCGCCGCAGGACAGGGACGGGGGCAGGTTGCTGTACAACAACGCATCAGTCGATCCGGGCATGCCCGACCTGCGGGGCCGCAGGTAGCCGGACGAAAACTTCTAGTCAGTCAAAGAAAGGTGACCAGATGTCCAAGGCAAGAAATAACCCCCACAAGAGGAAGCTCCGCCAGAAGGAGGTCCGCAAGCGTGTCCTTGAGCGCCGTGAGGAGATCAGGGCCGAGAGGAAGAAGCTCCACGAGGAGCTCGTGAAGGAGCGGAGCATGCATGAGCTCGAGCATGGGAAGATACCAGAGCTGCTGCCTGGCAACAGCGAGCTGGCGGAGAAGCGACTCGCAGAGCGTGAGCAGAAAAACATCGACAAGCTGAGGAAGAACCTCGAGGTGCTTAAGCAGTTGGAGGAGGAGTACGACAGGGAGCAGTCATCCCGGCAGGGCGTAAACTCCCAGCTCGAGAGCGAGGGATTCAAGACGATCAAGGAGAAGATGGATGCCCTCCAGCAGAAGCTGCACAAGTACGCACTTGAGAACGCCGACCCGTCGGCAATCGATGGCATGCAGGAAGATGGACATGCAGTCGAGCATGTCGGTGAGCATGTCGAAGACAAGACTCAAGAAGAAGATTCTGTTGTAAAATAAGAATTTTATAAATTGTCCAAAATGGCCTAAAAATTTACCTCGGTTGCTGAGACTATTCCTTCGGTGGGGCTGGTGGCGCATGCTGCTGACCCCGCCGACACTTTTTACCACTTACTCACAACGAGGTTCACTATGGGACACGACTACGAGGCTCTTGATCTTGGCGCTCTCGAGAAGGAGGCTCAGCGCCTCACCGAGGAGTCCACGAGCGGGGCTGGCTCCAACGACTACCTTGAGAAGTTCGTCAAGCTTCCGGAGAAAGACGGATTCACCGTTCTGCGCATACTGCCGAGGAAGCGTGGAACCAAGAACCCGTGGTGCGTCACGAGGGTGCACACCCTCATCAACCCCAGGAACAACCAGCGGCGCACCTACCACTGCCCGAAGGAGCTCGGGCTGAACGCCAAGGGCAAGGAGCAATGGCAGGGCGACTGCATCATCTGCAAGTACTACAACGACCTCTGGCAGAAGTCCGACCAGACCTCCGGCAAGGCCCAGGAGGACCTCCGAAACCAGGCGAGGGCGATCAAGCCCGTCGAGAGGTACTACTACAACGTGATCGTCCGCTCGGAGACGGGCAAGGACGGCAAGAACTACAAGAACGTCGGCCCGAAGATCTACTCGTGCGGGAAGACCGTGCACGAGAAGATCATCCGTGCCATCCGTGGCGACGCCAGCCTCGGCGAGAAGCCGCTCGGCGACATCACCCACCCCAAGGAGGGGCGTGATTTCAAGGTCGTCAAGAAGGTTGTCAAGGGCGGCGGCGGCGCCGAGTACCCGAACTACGACAACAGCAAGTTCGAGGATCCTTCGCCGGCCGGCAACCCGGATGAGTTCGGCAAGTGGATCGACACCATGCACGACCTTCAGTCGCTGCGCATCGTTAAGACGCCGGACGAGCTGAAGCACGCCCTCCGTGTCCACCTTGGCATGGTCGTCGAGGACGCCGGCGGGAACAACTCCGACCTCGACGAGTTCAGGAACGCCGGCAGGCCCACACAGGCCGCTGCGCCTGCTCCTGAGGCGAAGCCGGAGCGAATCCGTGAGAACCTCGCAGTCAGCACCAGCTCCGCATCGGAGTCACGGCAGTCGCCATCGGACGATGGCATGGCCGACGATGACTTCATGAAGGAACTCGAGGGAATCTGAATCGAAGAGGGCCGGCCTCCAAGCCGGCCCTCTTCATGTCTGGAAGCGCAAGCATGGAAAAACCTAGGTCTTTCTTCCTGCACATGAACAAACCGGCCTCCCAGAAAGCTGGGAGGCCGGTCATCTCGCTCCATTTCAGGGGCAAGTGCCACCTTGTGGACAACATAGTCTGCAACGTCCCGACATCGGGACGAACGAGAAAGACGCAGCCTGTCTTCGTGATGGCGGGCAAGGCGTCCTCGGTGCGCATAGAAAACGGCATCGCATACATCGACTGAACAACGCCCTAGTGATGGGCAATAAGGAGAGAAAATGGCTAAGAAAAAACCCGAGGGCGTGGACGACAGCTTCTTTGAGTCCCTGGCCGAGGAGACGGGAGGAGACGTTCTTGACAGCATCGACAGTGTCAAGTACTTCGTCGACACAGGGTCGCTGGCGCTCAACTACATTTGCTCCGGCAAGTTCATTACCGGCGGTATACCAGGCGGGAAGCTCACCGAGATATACGGCCCGAACAGCAGCAGCAAGTCGCTGATCGGCGCCAACATACTGTTCGGGACGCAGAAGATGAAGGGCATACCCGTCCTCATGGACTGCGAGAACAGCGCAAACAAGGAGTTCATACAGTCCGCCTCGCACTGCAACCTTAAGCGCATCGTCAGGCACACACCCGAGACGCTCGAGGACGTGTTTGCCAAGATGTACAAGGTTTGCGAGAAGGCAAGGGAGAAGACCAGCAACGATGTCCCGATTGTGATCGTCTACGACTCGATCGGAGTTTCTCCATCGGCGAGGGAGCTGAGGGAGGTTGAGCTTCCCGAGAACTTCACCAAGACCGAGTTCAAGGCCATAGTCGGCGCACACGAGCAACCCGGCGAGCGGGCCAAGATTTGCAGCCGTGAGTTGAGGAAGCTCAATACGGTCATGGAGAGGTACAACGCAACCGTCGTGATCCTCAACCAGACCCGTGACAAGATCGGCACGTATGTGCCGACCAAGACTACGGCTGGCGGCGGAAACGCCCTGCCCTTCTACGCCTCCTGCAGGCTTGAGACCAAGACCATGCAGAAGATAGAGAAGAAGATATCCGGCAGCAAGAAGAAGATTCTTGGCATCAACGTCAAGCTGAAGAACCAGAAGAACAAGACGCACAGGCCCTTCGTGGAGTCCGAGAACGTGCAGTTGCTCTTCGACAAGGGCATCAACCCAATCAGCGGTCTTCTTAGCTGCCTGCTGGACGCCGAGCGGGTTGAGGTCATGAAGGCCGGCAACTTCTTGGTCAAGCCAGAGTTCACCGGCGGCGAGGAGGTCAAGTTCAGGGCCAGTCTGGAGAGGAATGACGTCCCTATCGACGTTCTGATTAAGTGCCCTGCCCTGATAGACGCATCTTCCGCCGACGAGGTCAAGGCCTACCTCGAGCCATATAAGGCCGCCATCGAAGGCCGTGCGGAGGATGACTCTGAGGTTGAGCTCAACTCGGTGTCTGACGGCGAGGACGCCAGCATCGACGAGGAGCTTGAGGGCTAGGAGAACTGCTCCATCTCGATCGAGTCCATCCTGAAGGCGCCTTCGCCAGTCTTGGCGAAGACGCCTGATTTCGTGTCGCCATCGCTGAACAGGACACGGATGTCGTCGCCCTTCTTGGACCAGAGCCCTATCATCTCTCCTGCACAATCCTCGTTCTGGTAGAAGGCCTGTATCCCGTTCTTTTCGTTCAGCATGATGAGGCGCTTTTGGCCCATGCTGGGGCCAACGAGGAAGGTCTTCCCTGCGACATCCGGGTAAGGCTCTGGGTTGAATTGGTCAAGCCACTTGATGAATTCGGGCGTCTTGTCGTGGCATATCCAGTGCACGTGGCTCCTGTAGCCGCCGAAAAGCGAGAGGTTCAGGAAGTCGGGCTCGTGTGACAGGAAAAAAATGGGCGTGGGGTGAACCTTCACCATCCTAAGGCAATGGCAAAGTCCGTGATCTCCCCACCCGAGGGCAAACTCCTTGCGAAGGTTGAAGTACTTCCTTGCCTTCTGAAACTCCAAGACCTTGGAGATCGCAGGCATGGAGGTTACGCTTGTCTCCTGCTCGTGCGGCGGCGTGAGGGCCATGTGCTTCTGGACATGATTCCTGTACCAATGCCCGTAGCCGAGGTTTCTTAGGATGCTCTTGTCTGTGCCGCACACGTCCCAGTTGAGAATCGTGGTGACATGGCAGGGCATCTGCCAGTCGAAGAAGTCGTCGAGGTTTGCGTTGAGGCTGGCCAGGTCCGTCACCGTGTCCTCGTCGATCCGCATGTACCATCTGGCGGTCTCCGGCTCGATGACGTTGGCGTAGTAGTAGTAGTTCCTCTGGGCAACATGGGTGTACGGGGTCTCAACCACGGACACGTCGATCCTGTCGCTCCATCCCGACTTTATCTGATCGAGATCGTTGCCCTTGGCGGCCAAGAGAACAAGGCGGACTTTCAGGTCGCCTATGTTGTGCAGTCCGTGACGCTTGAAGTCATCGAGCCTCTGGCCGATCTTCTTGATGCCGGTGTCGACAGGCATCGCTATCTCAAAGTCGTACATCAGGACCTCCTGTACTCGCCCGGAGCTGTCATTGAAATGCTCGCCTGGAGCATCTTGGCTGCAGCCCTGATGCAGGCCCTTGCCTGCTGCTCGCTGACCCCCGTCCTGAGCGACAGGCTCTTGACCTTCACGGGCTTACCCGTGGACAGCGCCCTCCTTGCTGCAGCCGTGGCCATGTCCCTTTTCACGCTCGCCGCAGCACGGCTCGACTTGTCGGCGGGAAGCACCTTGTAGTCGAACTTTTCAGGCTTGTGGTGGGGGTTGCATATCAGCTCTGCAAGCTCCTCAAGGCTAAGCAGCTTGTGCCGGCCTGTCACCTCGACCGTAAGGAGGTCCGCCCCGAGGTTCCTGCAGAACTCTCCAAGGCTGCTCAGGTTTTTGCATGATGTAAGGAACTTTCTTTTGTCGCCGGTCCTGATCAGAAGGCATTTCATGCTGAATCCCCGCTTTTTGCAATTATATCCCGGCCATAAAGGTGGCGGCGTATATAATTGTGCTCGGAGGTTGGGGATGGAATTTATCGGAGGCAGCCTTGACCTTAACATCTACAGAAGGTTCGGCGTCGAGATAGAGATCAACGCATTCGACGGCAGGAACAGGCCGTCAGACGGCAACCTGCCGGATGGCAGCCACTGTGTGGCGGCGCTGGTCAACCGGCACTCAAGGAAGCCGGTCAGGATACACAAGTGGGCATACGACCACAACAACACTGCATGGATAGTCAAGCCAGACAGCAGTTGCGGGATAGAGGTGTGCTCTCCCGTCCTGAAGGGCTGGCTTGGCGTCATGGAGGTCTGCCGTGTCATCGATGGCTTCGACGAGGACGGCAGGGTCGTGGCCGACGACAGGTGCTCCTTCCATGTCCATGTCGACGTGTCAGACTTAACTGAGAAAGAGGTCGCAACCGTCATCACCTGGTGGGTGAAGTGCGAGGCGGTCTTCATGGACTCGGTACCAATGTCGAGGAAGCGCAACCAGTACTGCCAGTTGCTCGCCCAGAGCGACATATTCAGCGCAGAGGGCGACTTCATGAGTGGCGAATCGCTGATCAGAAGACTTGGCTCATGCAAGTACTTCACGATCAACACGTATCACTATCACAACGCCAAGCGGAAGACGATAGAGTTCAGGATCATGGACAGCGAGTGCTGCGTCGACGCACACGCAGCCAAGAACTGGATAAGGCTGCTGCTCTACTTCGTTGAGCGTGCGATATCTGCTGGAATGCCGGAGCAGTACCGTCAGGGCGACCCTTGGACAGGCTACTGCTGGCTGGACCCTAAGGATGTCTTCTCCATGCTGGGCTTTACGGGCGGCCAATCGCTGTCGCCAGGTCTCACGGGCGTCAAGAGCTGGTTCCTGAACAGGCTTTTCGCAAACTGCTGGGACACAATAGACTCCGGCGTTATAGGTCTGAGAGCTCGTTCACCGGCCCACTCCCAGATCGAGGAGATGCAGGCAGAGATGCCCTGCGAACAGTGCTGCGAGGATGTATTTGACGAACTCCACCGTGTTTAGCGGGAAGAACAATGAGCGCATTCACCCCACCAAGACTCGACGAGATCGTCAGCGAGATGAGGGCCCTCGGGGATGTCCTCATGCCATACAACTTCCCGCAGGCGCCATTCGACCCAGAAGATCCGATAGGGATTCTCAAATCAAGGTCGGTGGTTGTCGATGGGTTCATGCTGTACCTTCACTACCAGAAGTCCGACTACAACCTGTACACCATCGAGTCCCTTCAGATTCAGAGTCGTACTGCTCCATTCCTTCCATTCGACCTAGTCAAGAAGATAGGCGTCAGCTTTCTGGGGACGGCAAACCTGACCCTTATCGAGTTCATCAGGGACTACAAGAAGATTTACGTTTGGTCTTTGTGCAGGGGCAGGGACGGCAATTCGGTGGTCGTCCCCAACTCAGAGTCCGTCCTTTGCGAGTATGACGGCCTGAAATTCTGCAGGCTAGAGCCGGATGAGCAGCCCGAGTAAGTTTTTCACCGTAATTCACATTTTGGGCTTCGTGTACGTTTCGCAGAAGACACGCTGGCAACCGTCGCAAGGATCAATATATACCTTCGTCAGGCCGCAAGGCTGGAACCTTGATGAGGGTTTTCAACATGAAAAAGAACAAGATACAGAGCATGGTGATCGAGCACCTCATGAAGCACGGGCAACTGGAGATTCTCCTGCCCGACGGAGTGAAGCTTGAGATCGGAATGACGCAAGAAAGCAAAGAAGGAAGGATCGTCAAGAGGGACGACTACTGCTGGGTTATCACCAGCAGGGAAGGAAGAGCAACCAACCTGGACGCCTACAACATGGGCCTCCGGTTCTCGGCCGACGAGAAGAGCCTTGTTTTCGAGGAGGAGTTCATCGACAGCAACGGCGACAACATCAGGAGGCTCGACGTAGTCTAGGGCTTGTGAAGAATTCCTGCGATGTTGCATGGATGCAGCGTCCCGGACTCGTCGACGGAGGCCTCGATCGTGGCCTCGGCGTATCCGCCAGCAACGCATGCGCCAAGCTCGAACCATATCAGGTATCCATTGCCTGAGGGCACGAACCTTGATACGGAGAGCTTGCTTCCTTTGTTTTGCATATCGCATCCGTTTATAATTGCGAGCTGGCTGGTGCGTTCCGACACGGTTTTTGTCAGCATGGATAGCAGTGACCTGCTGTCCATGAAATGCGTCCAGTTTGCCACCAGGAGGCTCTCCAGCTTGTCTCCGTCGAACAATTTGGGCATGACACGATCTCGAGGTATACATGAGAAAGAACGGAACGTTCCTTAAGGATTATTGCCAGAAACTATCTGACGACAATGTGAGATTCCTGTACGGCAGGCTCACCCAGAGGCTTGGCGGGGATTTGGCGGAGGCGGTGGACTTCCTGTCGGAGTTCCGTGACGTCGACCGCTGGCTGACCGGCGCCGAGGACTTCGAGGAGTTCTACGACGCAATCGACCAGCTCCATGCGGCGGTCGAGAGAGAGCACGAGCGGCGCATGCGCATGTCTTGCCACTGACGCAAACGTAGCGTAAACCATGAGGCCCCGGCAGAGATGTCGGGGTTTCATCGTTTTGTGGCCGTGATATTATCTACGAGGGAGGGCAAAATGCCACCGATCAACAAGGTTTCCGACCAGAACGTGTGCGTGGCCACCGCACAGTACCCATATGCCAATTGGAAATTCGAGATGTTCAACCCCGTGCAGAGCAGGGTCATGGACTTCTTCGACAAGGACAACAACGGCCTCGTTGCGGCCAGCACCAGCGCCGGAAAGACAGTCGTGGCGGAGATGTTTCTGGCCGACGAGGTCCGCAGGCGTGGCGGCAAGGGAATGTTCCTCGCCCCGCTTAGGGCCCTTGCGAGGGAGAAGGTCGAGGACTGGACCTCGGACTCCCACCACTTCCATGACCTGAAGGTGAGCATCTGCACTGGAGACTACAGGCTCACCAAGGAGCGCACGGCGGAGCTGGGCGCTGCCGACCTCATCATCATGACCTCCGAAATGCTGAGTCACAGGAGCCGGAGCCACGCCAGCGAGCAGAGTTCCTTCCTGAAGGACGTAGGAACGCTCGTCGTTGACGAGAGTCACCTTTTGACAGTCCCAGGCAGGGGTGACCACCTCGAGGTCGGCCTGATGAAGTTCACGCAGATCAACAAGTCTGCGAGGCTTGTCCTGCTGTCGGCGACGATGCCGAACGTGGAGGAGATTGCCGAGTGGGTGAGCTACTCCCTGAACGGCCGACAGACCTTCGTGCTGCGGTCCAGCTACAGGCCTGTTCCCCTCACGACGCACTACGAGCCGTACGCCGACGATCTCAGGAGATATGACCTTGTAGAGAAAGAGAAAATCAACAAGGCTATGGATATAGTTGAGTACTATCCGGACGACAAGTTCCTGATCTTCGCACACACCAAGAGGACAGGCGAGGCGATGAAGAAGGAGCTGAGGTCGGTCGGCATAGACTGCGAGTTCCACAACGCCGACCTTGACTCCGCTGCCAGGGTCAAGGTGGAGGACAAGTTCAAGAACGACCCCAAGTTCAGGGTGATTGTGGCAACCTCTACTCTCGCTTGGGGCATGAATATGCCTGCGAGGAGGGTGATCATACTTGGCGTCCACCGTGGCATGGAGGAGGTCGAGGCCCACGACATCATACAGATGGTCGGCAGGAGCGGTAGATACGGCATTGACCCGATGGGGGACGCCTACATCCTCGTGCCGGAGAGCAAGGTCCACGAGTACAAGCAGAAGTACAGCCAGAGCCGCAGGATCGACTCTCAGCTACTGTCCAAGGCCGGAAACCACCACAAGACTCTTGCCTTCCACCTCGTCAGCGAGATATTCCAAGGCGACATCCAGACGGTGGATGACGTGCACACCTGGTTCCAGAGGAGCTTGGCCTTCTTCCAGAGCAAGAGGCTGGACGACAACGTGGTGGACTCGACTCTTGACCTGCTCACCAAGTGCGGGGCTATAGCCGAGGATGACGGGAAGCTCTACGCAAGGCCGGTGGGCCGTGTTTCGGCCATGTTCTATGTAAGCCCATTCGATGTTTCGAGTCTTTACTTCAACTTCCGACGCCTGTTCGAGGGCGGCTTCGAGGGGGACGACTTGCGTGTCTCGCTCGCTCTGGCCAACGTCGACTCGAACTGGTCTAGCATCGTCTCCAAGGCCGAGAAGGAGGAGATGGATGTGTACGCAAACAAGATCAGGCCGATTCTCGGGGGTCAGTTCCTGCCGGACGGCGTGATCAAGGCCGGTCACTGCTACCACTCGCTCATGAACGGGGTCAACCTGAGCGCTTGCTCGTCCACGCAGAGGGGCCTGCAGAGCGACTTCAACCGTCTCTCGCAGATTCTCCAGACGGTCGGCAGCCTTTCCACGGCCTGGAGCAGGCAGTCCTGGTTCTCCCAGCTTGAGAGCAGGATATCGACGGGGGCTCCCGCTCACCTGCTAGACCTCTGCCGGCTGCCCGGCATCGGGAAGGCAAGGGCCTCGAAGCTTTATGAAAATGGCATCAAGACATCCGCCGACGTCGCATCGACCGACCCGCAAAGGCTGTCGAAGATACTGAACATGAAGGCCGAGGCGGTCGCCGAAATCCTCTCCAAGGTTAGTACTTGACCTTCCTCATCCTAGAAATGATTGCTCTCTGCATCATTTGCTTTCTAGTGAAAGCAGGCGGCGGTGCGTCGGGGCAGATCGAGGCCGTGACCCATGACTTCACGGTCATCACGTTTGTGTACGGGCAGCAGAATGGCGCTCCAGTCGGGCCGCCGTTCACAGTCGCTATTGTGCAGTCATTTAGGAACTTGGTGACGTTTCCGACGGCGTATGTGCTGTTTAGTCCAGCTCTCCAAAAAACCGGAAAGCTTCCGCAGGAGTAGCTGACTATGCTGTTCGTGAGAGTCACGTTTGCCGAACCGACAACATAAAACTGGGCGTTGCCTATATCAGTCTGTATGGGCTGCAGGCAGCATCCGCCCTCCGCCGAGTCGTCTATGCTCAGCGTGTTGACAATCACGATGGAAGCGCCACCGGGGCAACCGGGATTGATGAGCTGTGGTATCGTGGTAGTCCACGTGAATGATGTGTAGCAGGGGCACGGCGGGCAGCACCCGCAGTTACATCCGCACCAACCGCCGGTTGCGTTGCAGTAGGGTGGGTTGCATGCCATCTAGCTCCTCTCTTCGCCGAAAAAACCCTTTGGGTATTCCATCTTGACCGTGCCCTTGCCGTCTGTCGGTTTCCCGTTATCGTCTTCGACCCACCATCGAACCTGTTGAATCGGTATATTTAGCTGCTCAAGGTGGCATTTGTCCTTCGGCAGAACAGGCATGTGCATCTCCTTGCCCTCGACAAGTATTGCGACCCTGCACTCACGCTTTTCATGGTTGTACAGCAGGCAGTTGCCGCATACCTCTTCGACTGGCTTTTTGCGTGCCACCTTGATATCCTCCTGTCGCTTAGAATCATCTAAAGGAGTAAACAAATGAAGGTAATATCGGCTGCTGCTCAGCAAAACAACGGCAAAGACGAACTCTGCAACTACCTCGTGGAGCTGCTTCACGAGTCTTACGCCGAGAGGTGGCGCCGTTCAGCCTTTGCCGACAAGGTGAAGGAGACTTTCTGCGAATCATTTGGCGTGGACAGGGCCTTCATCGAGAAGTGGAAGAGGGTGGACGAGGCTCCGGAGGGATTTCTGATGCCCATACGGCAGGCCTTGCAGTTTATCGGCGATGGGTTCCGCAACATCAAGGAAAAGATTTGGATCGAGATCGCCCTCAGGGGTGATGCGAACCTCGTCATTAGCGACTCCCGATACGTGAACGAGGCTAAGGCCGTCAGGGAGGTTGGAGGCGTGAACATACTGGTGTTCAGGCCTGGATTCATCAACTACGACAAGAATCCCTCCGAGGCCCAACTGAGGCCGCTGATCGAGTTCGCAGCCCAGCACTTCACGGACGGGCCGATTATGCACGATATCATCAGGCAGGTGAATGGCCCAACTGATCTCGCCTTCTATGACTTCTTTCTCGTCAACGAAGGCACTCTGCATGACTTCAAGCTCAAGATTGAGAAGGTTCTGCTGCCTTGGGTTGCGAAGAGGCTTGAGCTCACATGAACGTATTGATTCCGATGGCGGGGGCGGGAACACGTGTTGTCGGCTCCGGAAATGGCAAGCCCAAGCCTCTTGTTGATGTCGGCGGCAAGCCGATGATACAGGTTGCCGTGGAGTCCCTTGGCGTCAAAGGCAAGCACATATTCGTCGTGAGGGAAGATCAAGATGATCAGTTTGCTTATAAAGATATCATCAGTAGGTTCGTTGATGACTTTGAGGTTGTTCGAGTTTCCGGTCTGACGGAGGGCGCCGCATGCACTGCCCTCCTTGCCGAAAGTATGATCGACAACGACGAACCGCTGCTCATATCTGTCTGTGACGCCCACAACGACCTAGGTGTGGATTTGGGCTCAGGCAGCATGCCCGATGCGTCGGCGTGGGACGACGGCGTGGTTTTCTGCTTCGAGTCTGACGATCCACGTTACAGTTATGTCGGTGAGTCTGCCGGCTACGTAACCCGGGTTGTCGAGAAGAGGGTCATATCCAATAAGGCGACATCTGGCGTCTACTACTGGCAGCACGGCTCCTACTTCGTGAGGTGCTGCAGGAAGATGATCGAGAAGGGCAGGAAAGTGGGCAACGAATTCTATCTTGCTCCGGTTTACAATGAGGCAATTGAGGAGGGAGGGAGAATTAGGTCACGGATGGTAAGGGATATTTGGGATTTGGGGACGGATGAGAAAATAAGGGAATACCTGTCTAGATGAACATTCACATAGTGCTTCGTGGTCAGTACTATGTCGACAAGTCGACTCGGCATGGGCGTAGCTCATACAAGAGAGATTTTCTGGACATAAGGCACAATTTCCAGTCGAATGTCCTAGATGACCTTCGCCTTAGTGGCCACAGCACTAAACTCTGGGTTATGACCTACTCCGGCCCCAGCGACCATGAAATAGAAAATTTAGGTGTTCACAAGGCTGTTTTCCTTGATCCCGAGCTACTTGGCGAGCCGGGATACCGGCAGTTTGAGGTGGTGTCGAAATCTCTTGACATGCTGCCAGAAAACGACGGCGGCCTAATACTCGTCCTTCGTTTCGACATGATATACAAGAAGCCAATATCTACATGGATGAATCTGGAGTCTGACTTTGACCTGGTGGTGCCTTGGCGAGAGATGAACGAAGATTGGCAGGCATGGCATTATGTCGATTGGAAGGCGAAGTGGTCTCACTCGAGGATAGGCGACACATTCTTCTTCCTCAAAAACTTGAGAGACAACGTCAGGAGATTTAAGAAGGCAACGGAGTATGACACCCGTTGCGCACACGAAAAGCTTGACGACTTCCTGTCAAGGGGCCTGCGTGTGAGGTATTGCGTTGACGGCTTCTACAACAGCGACACGGCCTGTGGAACGCCACTCGCTGACAACCCCTTGTTCTTTCTCCAGAGGCCTTTCCTCGTGTCCTAGACGCAGCGGGTGAACTTCTGCAGCGTCTCGAGGCCGTTCCTGCCGTTGATCACACGCCCGAGCTCCGGATGTGACCCTTCGATCCACCTGATGCCCATTTCTTGCTCGCTATTTCGGAAGGTTATCTGCTCGTCTAGTACCTTGATGCTTTTAAGTCCTTTATTTGCTGCTTTAATTTGCTCATGCCTATTTCTGTCAACACCATGAATCCGAATCCTCTTGCTTGGCAGTACTGGTCGCATGCTGTCCATTTCGCTTTGTTCCTCGCTAACATCGTTTGGCTGGAAGGCTTGATCTCCCATATCTCGATTCTGCCGTCGCTGAAGCTCACCTTCAGGTCTGGGTTGTAGTCATGCACAGTGCCCTCGAAGGTGTACTGCACCGCAAATGGCTCGACTTCGTAGCCAATCACCTCTGGCATCGCCTCGAGGCACTCGTACACGTCGCACTCCATGCCTGACCTGTAGTGCATCTCCTTCCCGCCATTCTTGGTGGAGATCATGTAGCCCTCCCTGAAAAGCGGCCGCCTCTCCTTGAGGCCGCCTCCGCCCGTCTTGTCCTTCCATATGATGGCCTTCATCTGTCCCGACTTCGGCATGCTGTCGTATGGGTGCTTGGCCTTGAAGTGCGTGCGAACGCAGCGCACGGGCGCACCGCAGCGGTCCAGCGGGCAGAGCACGTACTCACGGCCCTCCTCGTGGCTGTCGAGGATGTGGCCCTTGTACTCCTCGTAAGCCTCGAATTGGTTTCCGCAAACGAAACACTGGTAACGTCTCTTGCCGGAGGGCTTGTCGAAGGGAAGGTTGTTCATTTTTTGCTCTTCTTGAAGGCCATCATCTGCTTGATGGCCTCTTCCCTGTCGATGACCTTGATTTTCGGTAGGTCCTTGAGGCCGAACACCGACTCGATGCCGTTCTCGTCCTCGCCCTCCATGCACTTGAGGAGGTTGACGGCCGGGAACCTGGCCTCCTCACGGAAGCCAGGCTGCATGGGGTCGTCTTCCTTGTCCGTCTTAAGCTTGGCGAATATGAGCCTGCTCTCCTCGGGCGCACCGAAGATGTCCTTGCCCTTCTTGAAGAAGAGGATCAGGTCGTGCTTCTCGAGGATTTTTTCGATCTTGTCGTGCTCTGCCAGTATTTGAAGGTCGTAGTCCCACCTGTCCATCAGGGCACGGAACTCGCTGAAACCCGGAGATGTCGATTCGTCTGAAAACATTCCCATATATTTCCTCAAGTCAAATATATAGTTCGTATGGTCAATACTTTTGCCGGATTCAAGTCGTTCGTCGAGGAGATGGACCCGAGCGCCGAGAAGGACCGGGAGACAGCCCTCGGAGAGCCGGAGGGCAGCGAGGGCAAGGAGGACTACTTCGCCGCCCTCGGTGACGAGCAGGGCATCCCGTGGGATGACTTGGCGAAGGTCTTCACGGGCGAACCTTGGATATCCGCACACTTTGGCTTGGGTTCGCCCGACAAGGAGATGCTGTACAAGCTGAGCCCCTGGGAGATAGTGCGTGGAACTCTCACCCCGGCCGGCGCAGACATAAGGCTGAAGCCGACCCGTGGCACGAGGAGCTACCTGAAGGGCAACAAGCTCTACAAGGGCGACTATCAGGACAACAAGAGGTATCATCTTTCGAGGCCAGAGTTGATAAAGTTCCTGACGACGGGCTGGACCCCGGCCGTTCAGGCTGCTGCCGGTGGAGGTATGCCCGCATGAAAAGCTTCAGGGAATGGCTGAAAATAAGGGAAACCATGACCAGCACCGCATCCGTGGCGCACTACGCCATGCCGATAGGTGCGGCCGTCACGAGGATGTACCCAGAGCCAGTGACCATCGAGACAGACCCCTTCTTCAAGAAGGGTAAGAAAAAGCGCAAGAAGATTCTCCCATAAATTCATGCCTATAGCAGTCACGACAGCCTGCGACCCACATTACGCTGAGCTGCAGAAGCTTACTTCCACGACGGTGAAGAGGTACTGCGACAGGCACGGATACAAGGCAAGAATTTCCGTCTACGACAAGCTGGAGAGGCCAGCCTCTTGGTACAAGCTCGTGGAGATACAGAAGGCCTTCAATGATGGCTTCGACACGGTCATGTGGGTGGACACCGACGCCATAATCGTCAACATGGACAAAAAGATCGAGTCGTTGCTGCGTGAAGACAAGATGCTTTACTACAGCAACAACTGGCTAGGCATGAACTGTGGCGTGATGATAATGCGTGACTGCATGCCAATTCGTCTTCTGTTGAGAATGGCTTGGAATCAGACGCAACTGATTAACCACTCTTGGTGGGAGCAGGCGGCCTTGACCGCAATCATCGGCCACGATAAGTTCCCGAAGGAACTAATTATGGAGCTGCCGGCCACCGAGTTCAACTCCGAGGAGTACTACGGCGGCTGCCTAGTGTACCATATGCCGGACACACCCATGCGTGAGCGCATCCGGAGGTTCGGCGATATCCTGGGGACATGCCATGAGAACGCTTCTCAAGCCTAAGGTTTACTTGATCGCAAGGCCACAGATTGTCGAGGAGGGTCTCGAGGCATTCTTGACGGAGCAGGGGTTGCGCTGGCCAACCCCAACTGACAACGTCAAGGACGCAGAGAGGCTCGTGGAGGCTGCGGGCAGGGTTTGCTACATGAGCTTCGGCGACAAGGCCGGCAGCAAGACAAACTTCCGCTACATACAGAACCTGCTCGGCGTCAACGAGGACGGTAGCTTCAAGTCGGGGCCAGCCCACGGCAGTGTGGTCGAGCATCCCTGCTGGAGCTTCCTTGTGGTGGGGGCGGGCAGGGGATTCTCCCACGAGCAGGTCAGGCACCGCACTGGTTGGGCATACAGTCAGATTAGCACGAGGTACTGCGACTTCGAGAGGGAGGAGTCGGAGGGGACCTGGGATCCCGGCTTCTGCGTCCCGCCGATGGCCCAGCTCACCAAGAACACCGCCATGGCATTTGAGCACAGGCTCAAGCAGAGCCAGCAGGCCTACTGCGATCTATTGAAGAAGATCGAAGAGGACCTCCGTGAGAACAGCGCCTTCATGCAAACGCTCGCCGCTTACGACGATAGGGAGAAGTCTAGGATGCTGCGCAAGGCTGCCCGTGGAGCGGCGAGGGACATCCTGCCGATCGCCACGGAGGCGATCATGGTGATGAGCGCAAACGCTCGTGCCATCTGGAACTGCATAGTTCTCCGTGGAAATGAGCACGCCGAAGCGGCCATACGTGACATATATGTTCAGATAGCAAGAATTATGGAGGCTGAGATGCCATCCCTGTTCAGGAACATCCGCTATGAACGGTGTTGGGATGGAACAGACGTTGTGATTATGCCCAGAGAGAAGCTCTGACGGTTCTGTCATTTCTCCGCCTTAGAATTTGGCGGAGGTGAAAATGTCACTCTTGCTAGATTTTGTCAGTTCTTGCCCTGACAGGAGATACTGCGTCGGTATCGTGGGCGACGCCATGATAGACCAGTACTACGATGTCAGCGTCAAGGGTGTGTCTCCGGAGTTCCCAATTCCGGTCATGGCTTGCAACGAGGACATGCCTGTCGAGAGGCCGGGTGGCGCAGCCAATGTTGCCTATCAGTTCAGCAAATTTCCGTATGAAGCACGGCTGATCGCCCTGCTGGACTTAGACGCCAAGCGGTTGCTCACTCAGTGCGGCGTAGACACTGGGATTTCTCGGCTGATGGGCGGAAGAAACCCGAGGAAGAAGAGGCTCTACAGCTCTGGATTCCCGCTTTGTCGATTTGACGTTGAGGCCCAAGACTACGGCATGGGATCAGACCTCATGACATTGAAGTCTAAGGAGGTCTGGGAGACTCTCGAGACCGAGAGATTCGATGCCGTCGTGTTCTCTGATTACGGCAAGGGACTTCTTAGCGAGGTCCGCACCGAGTGCCTGCCTCGTTTTCCGGTGAGCGTAGTTGACCCGAAGCTTGGCGACATACGCAGGTGGAGGGGCTGCACCATCTTCAAGCCCAACGAGTCTGAGGCGCTGCGTCTATCAGGGCAGCCGACCGTCTCCGAGGCGGGCAGAGCGTTGGTCTCCATGCTGGATTGCAACGTTGTCGTCACACGTGCCGGAAAGGGCGTCAGCGTCTTCCGCCCCAATGAGCCGGAGGCGTTCCTAGGCAGGCCATCACGAAATGGCCAGGTGGAGTCCGTCATTGGTGCCGGTGACTGCTTCGTTGCCTTCATGACTATGGCTCTGTGCAGGGGCCATGATATTTGCTCATCGGTCGGCATCGCCTACGAGGCCGGATCGCTTTACGTCAGGAACAAGCACAACGAGCCGCTATCCACATCTTCAATCCGCATGGCTCTCGATCCCTGCGGAAGCAAGCTAGTCGAAGGTGACCTGCGTGAGTTCTTCGCCGGCAGGGACTACCGTCTTGTCTTCACCAACGGCTGCTTCGACTTCCTTCACCCGGGACATATGCATTCCCTGAAGGTTGCGAGGTCTCACGGCGACAAGCTGGTCGTTGCGGTCAACACGGACAGCAGCGTATCGAGGCTAAAGCCTGGCAGACCTCTGCAGAGCCTTGACGAGCGTCTGGCCATGCTCATGGCCTGCGAGTATGTTGACTATCTTGTAGTATTCGACGAGGACAGCCCGGAGAAGGTGATTAGGCAGATAATGCCTGATGCGGTGGCCAAGGGCGACGAGTACGCCGAGTCATCCATCGTCGGCAGGGAGATAGTGCCGGAGATAATCAGAATCCCCATGCTGCCGGGGCACTCCACGACGAGGCTTCTAGACAGGATTCGCAGGATGCGCTAGGGCGATTCCTCCACGCTCTTCACTTGCACGTCGCTATAGTGCTGAATGAAGATCAGCTCGTCGGCGAAGTTGAGCGCCAGCCTTCTGATCATGGCCTTTTTCATATTTTGCACTAGCTGCGGTGACGTGCGCTGCTCTGTGCGTCCCAGAATCTCTATCGTAAAAAGATATTTCTGGTCGTTGGACGGCTGGCAGGCCACCGACATGTCGTAGTCCAATGCCTCCAACTCGAAGTCATCAATCCCACGGCTGTCGTAGAAGTCGCCGTTCTGGTGGCGGTGTAGAGGGTAAATCCTCGTTGTAGTCGTGAATGAGGCCACGCCGACGACCTGTGCGAAGTCGTCGTCTATGGCTGTCCTGAAAGACATGATTTCAGAAAGCTTCTTTTCTATATCTCTCACCTCGATCATCTTCGAGGTGGTCGGCTGCCTGTCCGATGGGTCTGTTTTCCGCAGGCAGACCCAGGCGACGACTCCGGCCAGCCAAAATGTAATCAGGATCGCAGGCAGGCTTCGCATTTGCAGCCCTCGCAGCACTTGTGATCGGGACAGCAGGAGCATGGCTCGCCATGTACCACGTAACATCTGCAGCAGCTCTTTGCGAGGCCGCAACCCTTGCAGGCCTTGCAGTCCTCGCAGCATGCGCCCAGCTTGCTGCAGAAGCATCCCTGGCCGCAGCAATCGCAGCCGCAGTCGCATGGAAGACAGCTCCTCTCAATAAGGACGTTCTTCTTTCCCTTGATCCCCGCTGCGGCGACAAGCCCTATGAAAGCCCCGAGCATTGCGCCGGCGAACGGTGCAAGGATAGACGTAAGAAAAGCTGCCATTTTTTCCTTCCTGCCTGTTGTGTCGATATAGATATATAATCCTGCATGCCGAGAAGACGTAAGCAACTGATCAACAAAACCGTCAAGAAAAGAATTGACGGCAAGTGCCAGTTCTGCCCGTGCGACACCTATGAGCTGCTGGATGTGCACCGGATAGACGAGGGCCACAAGGGGGGCAGGTACACCGAACACAACACCGTGACTTGCTGCGCAAACTGTCACAGGAAAATACACGCTGGATATATAACGATAGACAGGAAGTATCCTTCCGCATCTGGAAGGCTGGTTCTTCACTATTGGATAGACGGGGAAGAGCGTTACGAATGATGAGCTTTCAGCAGTTTCTGGACGAGAAGGCAAAGCCGCCAGGCTCCTTCACGAAGGCCAACAGCCCCGCTAGGCTGCTTGCACGTGGATGCCCAAAACCGGCTGGGCCGGCACGCCCAAGGTACACGGGGCTGTCCGTTGCGAGCGTGTATCCAGTCGCTAAAATGCGTGGATAACTACACTATGTCATGGCTATCACATATACCGGAGACGGCCTCACAGTTCTGATCCAGTGCGACTACCTTCTCCACCATGACTGGATGGGCTTCCTCAGCAGGTATTCCCTCATGAAGTACCTGCCAGACGCCAAGGTGATAGTCGGCGTCAACAGGAAGGAGATGCTCGGGCCGATCATGTATTGGCCAAGACGCTCCGGCGCAACGCTCTTCATGCACAAGGTAATGGGCAGAGACGAGGAAAGCCGTATCGCACGGCAGAAGTATGGCGTTGAGGGCCCGATGCTGCTCATGCCGCCGCACTTCGCCTGCCTCAGAGACTTTGACGAGGCATCATTCGACACCTCTGCGCTCGGCTGCGGGGACATAGACGTAACCTCGGCTGAGTTTGGACTGTCCTCTGGAATCCGCACGAATAATCCATCCGTTTTCCTCGATTACTCCGGCGGGTGGGGATCTTTTGTGCCTACGACATGGATAAATAAGCTGGCCGTCCCTCTCTTTACCGATGAGAACTACGCCACGGTTGAGATGAGCGCAAACGAGCTGAGGATGGCAAGGATTTGGAAGCCAGCCTCCAAAATGTACGAAACACTATGCGGAGGTTGACATGCGCAGATTCGGGAACGACGACAACGAGGACTTCCACGAAGACGTGGACCGCTTCTTCAACGAGGACAAGGGTCGATACGACGAGCTCGTCCAGGAGGAGATCGAGCTGCAGGAGGCGCAACTCGACATTGCGCACCGTGAGATCAACAACAGGCTGTTCCGGACGGCCATCAGGCTGTGCGAGCGGTCGTGGTTCTGGCCCTTCTACTCTCTTAACACACGGCTCCGTATGGTTACCGAGGCCGTCAAGAGGCTGAAGAGGCTTGAAGACTAAATTACAGGGGTGACACTTGCCGACTTTTTCTTTCTCATGCAAGAAATGCAACGCTGGGTACAACGATCTTGTGCCATTTGATCCGACGGGCAAGTACAAGGACGTGTCCTGCCCGCATTGCGGAAGCAGGTCGAAGACGAAGCTCATGACGACATGCAGCTTCGCATTCGCCCAGCCGGAGGGCACGGACAAGTGGAACAGCGAGTCCGCCGGCCACGACTACAGGTTCAAGCACAAGTTGCCTCAGGTGATCGAGGAACGCAAGAACGCAGAGCTTGCCCACCGTGGCGCTGACCCCTACAACCATATCGACGACCTCGGCGACGACGCCAACTTCGGAGAGGTCACCTGAACAACCTTGAATAAATTTTCACGAGCCCGGCCTATATGGCCGGGTTTTTTATTTGCGTTTCTCGCTTATAATGGGACGCATGATTGTCGTGTTATAGTCACGAGGAATACTCATGAGCGATATCTTCAGCAAGGTGGTCGGCAGCTTCAACCGCAACAGGTTCCGTGAGATACACACGGAGATGAGCTTCGCCGAGTACCTGGAGCTCTGCTACGAGAAGCCCAAGCTGCTGCGCAACTCTTGGCAGACTCTGTACGACATGATTATGGAGAAGGGCAGCACGACGGTCGAGGAGTACAGGAAGACATACCAGAACTACAACTTCTTCGACGACCCGGACTACCCGATCATCGGCCTCGTCCCGATGAAGGACGCAATCGTCAAGTTTATCAAGGGCGCCGCAGGCGGCTTCGGCACCGAGAAGCGCATACTCCTCCTCCACGGCCCCGTTGGCAGCTCCAAGTCGACGCTGTGCCGACTCATCAAGAGGAACATGGAGAAGTACTCCCATACCGATGCCGGCGCATGGTACTCCTTCAAGTGGATCGACCTGCCGACCGGCCCGGACGGAATCTACAACGACACTGAGTGCGAGTGCCCGATGCACGAGCAGCCCCTCAAGCTTCTCCCCGTCGAGCAGCGACAGGAGGTGATCGCCGACCTCAACCGCATCCTCGAGGAGCAGACGCCCGACGACAAGAGGCCCGAGCTCTACACGCTGAAGTGCAACGACGAGCTCGACCCGCTCTGCAAGAAGTTCATGACCCTGCTTCTGAAGCGATACGACGGCGACCTGCAGAAGGTGCTGGAGAAGCACATCCGTGTCGTGCGAAAGGTCTTCAGCGAGGCCGACCGCTGCGGCATCGCAACCTTCCAGCCGAAGGACGAGAAGAACCAGGACAGCACCGAGCTCACCGGAGACATCAACTTCCGGCAGATCGGCAACTTCGGCAGCGACTCAGACCCGAGGGCTTTCTCCTTCGACGGTGAGTTCTGCGTCGGCAACCGTGGCATCATCGAGTTCATCGAGGCCCTGAAGCTCGACACGGCTTTCCTCTACGACCTGCTCGGCGCAAGTCAGGAGCAGAGCGTGAAGCCCAAGAAGTTCAGCCAGGTGAGCATCGACGAGGCGATCATCGCCCACACGAACGACCCGGAGTTCCAGAAGCTGAAGAGCAACCAGTACATGGAGGCCTTCCGTGACCGAACGACCAAGATCGACGTGCCCTACACCCTGCGGTGGTCTGAGGAGCTAAAGATCCTCGAGAAGGACTACGGCCCCGGCAAAGTTCGACAGCACATCGCACCGCACACCCTCGAGATTGCGGCCCTCTGGAGCATCCTGACACGTCTGGCCGACGACAAGGACGGCAAGCTCAGCTTGGTCGAGAAGGCCGAGCTCTACGATGGAAAGCTGCTGCCGGGTTGGACAGAGGACGCCGTCAAGGAGCTGAAGGACAAGTACCCCGACGAGGGGATGCAGGGCGGCGTGAGCGTGCGCTACCTGCAGGACAAGATCAGCAACTGCCTGTCGAACAACCACGACTACGTGAACATGTTCATGGTTCTCAACGAGCTACGTGACGGGCTTGACCACAGCTCGCTTCTCACCAACAAGGAGCAGGTCGGCCGGTACATCACCTGCATCGACCTCGCCCTCAAGAAGCTTACTGAAATCCTCAAGACCGAAGTCCAGAAGGCTCTAGTGGGCGACAAGGAGGCCATCAAGCGACTCTGCACGAACTACATCGACAACGTGATGGCGTACATCTCGAAGTCGAAGATCAAGGACCCGATCACCGGCCAAGACCGCAAGCCGGACGAGAGGCTGATGCGTGCGATCGAGGAGAAGATTCAGATACCCGAGACTGGGTCGGACGACTTCCGTCGGCAGATCTCCTCGTTCATCGGCCACTTGGCCCACGAGGGCAAGACGTTCCAGTGGGACAGCAACCCGAAGCTGCGCAAGGCCCTCGAGGCCAAGCTCTTCGAGGACGTTAAGGACACCATCAAGCTGTCCGCCCTGAACGTGAGCGGAGCCACGGTGGTGGACAAGGACATCCAAGAGAAGATTGATGCGGTCAAGACACGGCTCATCAAGGAGTTTGGCTACAACGAGCGCAGCGCAACCGATGTGCTCGACTTTGTGGGCGGAATCTTCGCCCGTGGCGACTTGGCCGAAGACGAGTAAGGAGGTGAAGCTATGAACAACCCATGGCTCAGGAGCGCAGCAAACAAGAAAATGTTCGAGGAGATCGACAGGATTGCCCTCGACGTCTGGGGTTCGGACGGGACTCTCAGCGATTTCTTCGCTGCGCTCACAGACGAGCAGACCGACCTGATGTTCGCCATGAAGATAAAGGACTTCGCAAGCGACCCGTCGGACATGTCCTGCATCTTCGAGCTGAAGCAGCCGTAGCCTCCGAAAAAAGGCGGCAGGCCGAATAATTAGGATGGATTTTCGACCGGAGGTGCGTAGTGCCACGCCGTATAGAAGAGGATCACAAGGACTTCCGTGACGTCGTCAGCGGGCGAATCAGGAAGGCCCTCAAGAAGTTCATCAAGAGCGGCCAGATCGTCCGACACCGTGGCAAGAACGGCAAGGTCAGCATCAGCATCCCCAAGATCGACATCCCTCACCTCGTCCACGGCAGTAGCGGCGAGGGGGCTGGCCGTGGTCCTGGCAAGGAAGGCGATGTAATCGGCAAGGACCCGGGCAAGGGCAAGGGCAATGGTGCCGGCCAAGGCGAGTCCGAGGGCATCGTCATCAACCTCAGCCTCGAGGACGTCCTCAAGTTCATGCAGGACGAGCTTGAGCTTCCCAACCTCAAGAGGAAGCCCAACGAGATCTACGACGAGGTGAAGATCAAGTACAACAAGATCTCCCTCATCGGGCCGGAGTCCCTGCGGCACAACCGGCGGACTCTCATGCAGACTCTCAGGAGGCAGGCCGCCGAGGGCAACCTTGACAAGTTCGAGCACGTGCCGGGGCTGAAGGACCCGGTCAGGGTTCTGCGACCCATCAACGACGACAAGCGCTACCGGCAGTTCAACGAGATCAAGCTGCCCTCGAGCAACGCCCTGATCGTCTTCGCAAGGGACGGATCGGGCTCGATGGACCAGGCCAAGTGCGAGGTCGTCAGCGACATGGCGTGGTGGATCGACACCTGGGTCAGGCGATTCTACGACCGTGTAGACAGGCTATACGTCTGGCACGACTCGACCGCCATGGAGGTGGACGAGGACAAGTTCTACAAGTACCGCTTCGGCGGCGGCACCACCTGCAGCTCTGCCCTGAAGTTCATCAAGCAGCAGTTCGAGAACAGGTATCCCCCAGAGAAGTGGAACATATACGTCTTCTACTTCACGGACGGCGAGAACTGGGGCGAGGACAACGAGGAGTTCATCAGGACTCTCGCCGAGGACTTCAAGCCCGACGTCGTCAACTTCACGGGCATAACCCAGATCATGGCGTCTACCTACACCGACTCGGTGAAGCAGCACGTGGACGGGGCCATCAAGAGCGGCAGGCTCGACGGCGACTGCGTCCGCACGGTCTCGGTCGGCGGGAGTCCCGACAACACGCCGTCCTGGTCCACGCCACCGCTCACAGAGGACAACAGGAACGAGCAGATTATAGAGGCTATCAAGCAACTGCTTGGTGCAAAGGCGGTCAGGTCATGAGCAGCAAGTTCTTCCACGGCTCCGGCATACTGCTCGGCAACAACACCGTTCCGGGCGTCCAGCTATCACCGGAGTTGAAGAAATACATCCCCGTCGTGCTTCAGGCCTGCAAGGAGTGGGGTCTCGACTTCTACCCCACGGTTGTCCAGCTCCTCACGTACGACGAGATCAGCGAGATCGCAGCCTACGGTGGATTCCCCGTGCGCTTCCCGCACTGGTCGTTCGGCATGGAGTACGAGGAGCTACAGCGTGGTTACGAGTTTGGTGCTCACAAAATATATGAGATGGTAATCAACAGCAACCCTTGCTATATTTATAACCTCGCCTCTAACACCCTGACGGACCACCTGACGGTAGTTGCCCACGCCACGGGTCACAACGACTTCTTCAAGAACAACATCCACTTTTCAGCGACCGACACGAACATGCTGAACAAGATGGCGAACCACGGCACCCGCATCAGGAAATACATGGCGAGGTGGGGCAAGGAGAGGGTCACGGAGTTCCTTGACCATGTGATGCGCCTCGAGACCCTCATCGACGGCGCTGAGGCATGGACTGAGCGTGTCGTCAAGGAGCAGAACATTAGGGACGTCAGGAAGTATAGGACTCCTAAACGTCTCGTCGTTGACAAGCAGCGCATGTACATGGAGCCCTTCCTCAACACGGAATCATTCCGCATGAGGGAGAACGAAAGGATGCACGACCGTGACGTCGCCGACGAGATCGGCATTTTCAAGAACCCGACCAAGAACATACTTGGCTTCGTGAGGGACAATGCTCCGCTCAAGCCATGGCAGGCCGACATTGTCTCGATGCTCTACGAGGAGGCGATGTACTTCTACCCGCAGCGACAGACCAAGGTTTTGAACGAGGGCTGGGCTAGCCTGACGGACTCGGTCATCATGTGCGAGAAGGGCCTTATCTCTCTTGGTCAGGCCTCAGACGACTGTGGCATCGTCGAGTACAGTGAGCACAAGATGGGCGTGCTCGGCGGCAAGTACTCGACGAACCCCTACAAGCTGGGCTACTACCTCCTTATGGACATCCGTGAGAGGTGGGACAAGGGCCGGTTCGGTCAGGAGTGGGAGGACTGCGAGGACCTCCACAAGAAGGAGAACTGGGAGATACCCACCAATCTCGGCAAGGAGAAGATATTCGAGGTCAGGAAGTACTACGACGACCTCACATTCATCCACGAGTTCTTCACAGAGGAGTTCTGCAGGAAGCAGGAGTACTTCTACTGGAAGCACTACCCCAACGGCGAGTACCGCATCGACAGCCGTGACTTCAGAAAGATCAAGGAGTCCCTGATGAGGCGTCACCTCAACGGCGGCCTGCCGGACATAAAGCTTACCGAGCCGAACTACGCAGGTCGGGGTATCATGATGCTCCAGCACGAGTCGGACGGTCGTGCCCTCTACGAACCCTACATCTCCGACGTTCTTTCCTCACTGCGTGCAATCTGGGGCAAGGACGTGGCGCTTTCGACCGCAAGGGACAACGGCGATGAGGTCATGTACTACGCAAGCGGCGACGGCCCCGAGTCCGTTGATGTCATGACCCGAAAGAAGTTTGAGGCGATGACGGCATGAGCACATACTGCGACTCTCAGGGCCACGTAAGCAACCACTTCAACCCAGAAAGACACAGGAGGTTTGACGCCTTGGGCAAGAAGGCGGCTTACGAATTCTGGGAAGGCCGTGGCTGGAAGGGCGAGATGTTCGACATGGAGGAGGGTGTCCACAACTGGGCGAACACCGACCTCATATTCAAGAAGGGCAACGCAACGATCTACGCCGAGGCTGCCGTCAAGAGGTCAGACCTCTGGTGGCATGTGCAGGGCGGGGTCGACGTGGAGACGAGGAAGAGGAAGTACTGCCAGTTCATCAGGGCGGGCTGCTCGGCGTGCGTGGTCATGTTCGAGTATGTCGAGCTGGACGATTCGGGCAGCAGAGTCGAAATAGGCAACAACATGCTCTTCATCCCCATGGAGTGCCTGAAAGCGGCCCAGGACCACTGCGGCGAAAACTTCAAGGGGCAAGGCGGCATCACCAGCAGCTTCCGGTTCACGATGCCGGAGCACGGGTGTCACAGGGTGCGCAAAAGGTGCAAGAGGGGATACAAACAGGACGGTGAGCCAGAAGATTTTTACCGCATACCGCTAGATTACTGTGTGCAGTTCCAGAGGGCGAACAGCTCGGAGCCGTTCCGCTTGCACAAGAAGAGTACCCTCCGTATAAACATAGGTGAAACGACATGATCGACTCCAGCAACGTCCTGAGCGACGAATTTGTCGCCTACAGCCTCAAGATCAAAGAAATCAACGAGGAAAAGAAGGCGAAGAAGGCCGAGTTCAAGGTGCTTTACGACAAGTTCCAGGTCGAGATGCGTGACATCGAGGCCCGAGCGAAGGCGCTTACGGATGAGTTCAATGCCTGGGAAAAGACGCAGAAAACCAACCCCGCTGGATGACGGCGAGTACTTCGTCCTCGAGATGAGGGTGAACGGCAAGCATCACCGTGACGTCGAGTCCTCGGACTTCGAGGACGGCGTGTTCTACGGCTGCGACTACTTCGTGAACTCCGACGGGTCGGTGTGCTTCAACGACTTTGATCTCGTCAAAAGGGCGGCCAACATCCTCCTGAGGGACTTCTACTCGGCTGGCCTAGACATCCCGCAGCTTTACTTTCGCATCATACAGGGCGACGACGTCGTCGATTCCTTGCCGTTGGATTTGAATTGACTTCACTGTCACTCTTGGTGTATCCCTAGGGAATGGCACCCAAGATTGTCGGCTTCGAGCATTTGCATTTACACTCCGATCTGAGCCTCCTGGATGGCTTCGGCATGGCGGAGGAGTACGCCCTCCGTGCGCCCACCATCAATCAGAACTTCCTGACCATAAGTGACCACGGCATGCTCGGGGTGATACCGAGGCAGGTGAGGGCCTGCGAGCGCATATGCGACAAGCGTGGCAAGGACGCACTCAGTCCCATATTCGCATGCGAACTGTACTGCAACAGCATGCAGCCGGACAACCCAGACGACATGAAGCCCCTTCTCGACTCGATGGACGAGGAGCAGAAGAAGAGGTTCAGGGCCAGCGCACACCTTCTGGCCATCGCATACAGCGAGACGGGTTACAAGAATCTCGTTCGTCTATCCTCTTGGGGCTGGACCAACGGCTTCTACCGCAGGCCAAGGGTCAACCATGAGCAGCTCCTCAAGCACAAGGAGGGTCTGTTCTTCACCTCCTGCTGCTACAACAGCGAGATAGGCCGTGCCTACGAGGAGGGCGGCGACGACCTTGCCAACGACATGATCGAGCGATACATCGAGATGTTCGGCAAGGACCACTTCTTCCTCGAGATCATGCTGCTCGACTTTAAGAAGCAGAAGCCATACGACGAGTTCATCGTCCGTGCCTACCGCAAGTACGGCCTGAAGATCATCGTTACGAACGACTGCCACTACTGTGCCAAGGAGGACAG